GGCGAGCCTACGTCTTCATTAGCGGCCGCCAAATTCACCTTGGGTACTTCGATAAGATCGAAGACGCCGTCTCGGCTCGTCTGGCAGCCAAGAATGCCTATGGATTCCACGAGAACCACGGCCGCGAAAATCCCAAGACGATGTTCACCGACCTTTCTGAGACAGGACAGGGGAGGATGTTCTGATGCAGACATCCTTCGCGTTCCCGATCAAAACACGTAGCTCGACGCGGTCGATCAGGGTTCTCGTCGCTTGCGAGTTCACCGGAACCGTCCGTAACGCTTTCCTCGATCGCGGCCACGATGCCTGGTCCTGCGACATCCAGCCCGCTGAGAACGGCAGCAACAGACACATCCGCGGCGACGCCCGCGACTATCTGGCCGACGGATGGGATCTGCTTATCGTCGCCCATCCGCCTTGCACCCGCCTGTGCCGCTCCGGCCGAAGATGGCTATCTGGTCCGGGGAACATGACCCCGCCGAAGAAGCTTCCAAAGGGCCGAACTTGGGAAAGCATGAAGGCTGAGTTCGAAGACGGCGTTGACCTCTTCGTTTCCTGCTGGCGCGCGCCGATAGACCGAGTAGCGATCGAAAACCCTGAAATGCACGACCTCGCCACGGCTCGTATGCCGAAAGACCTACCACGGCCGCAAATCGTCCAGCCGTTCTGGTTTGGCCATCCGGAATACAAGGGCACCGGCTGGTATCTGCGTAACCTTCCGATGCTTCAGGAGACAGAACGACTTCGGGAGCCAGCGAAGGAGACGCCAGAATGGAAGGCTTGGAACCGCGTCTGGCGGATGCCTCCCGGCGAGCAGCGCGGCAAGGAACGCAGCCGTTTCTTTCCAGGCATGGCGGCGGCGATGGCCGATCAATGGGGCGATTACGCCATCGAACAATTTTATCGGGAGGCCGCATGAACAAGTTCGACGCCGGCGCGATGAAAACCCCGACAGGTTGGATCGCCTTTTACCGTCAGGTCAGCCACTCCCGGAACTTTATCCTGCGCAACGGAAAGCACGACATCATCTTCGCGACCCAGGCAGAAGCCAAAGAGGCCGCGTGGGCTGCATTCCTCGATTATCTCAACTCTCCGATCGTCGCTGAATCTCTGACCGGTCCAACCACCAAGCGAGCTGCGGCCAAGAAGGCAGGCGACGCAATCTTCAAGAAGGGGAACCGCATCCCAGTGGAAAGGATCGGAGCATGACCCTCGCGGAGCTTATCGAACGACTAGAAAAGAGCGAAGGACCAGATCGATGGGTTGATGCCCGTCTGGACGCGATCTTCCGCGTGGGATCGAAGAAGATGCAGGAGCCTGGCTACGACTGGGCATGGAAGAATTTCCCGGCGTGGGCGCCTCGCAAAGATATCCGTGGGCAGTGCGGCGTTCAGCACGACGACGGTAATCTCGGCATGGTCTGGGATAGCCTTCCTTTTACAGCCTCTATCGATGCTGCAGTGGAGCTCTGCAATCGAGCACTGCCCGGCTGGGCATGGCGTGTCGCCACCTGCTGTGTATCGGATGACGCATGGGTGTTCCCAGACTTCAATAGCCCAGAGCATGGCGAACGACTGAAGAAGGAATTCAGTCAAGAGATCGAGTGGACCGACGTTACCGACGTCGACCTTCGTCCGCCAGGGCGTCAAGCAATAGCTCTTTGCATCGCAATCCTCAAAGCCAAGCAAGCACAGGAGGCAGCAGCATGACCATCGCCGTCAGACACTACTCGTCCGGCGCCGAGAACGTCGCCAACGCCCACGCGATCAGGCAAAGGCTCCTGCACCCCGCCAACGCGTTCCGACCGAAGAAGCCATCGATGATTGACCTCGTCGTCGTCAATCGCGCTGCACCGCCTCCTATGTGGAAAATAGCGGATATCGACTTCGACGAGCATGTGAAGGCATGGCAGTGGCACCGGATCACGGTCAAGTCGAACCGGTACAAGGAATACGTCATCAAGCGGTGCATCGAGCTTTGCGTCGACTATCACGAGATCACCGGCCCGAGCATGCTGCGGAGCCTTACAGAGCCTCGCCAGATCATCTGGTACGAAATGAAGACGAAGCTCGGTCTTTCCTATCCGCGCATAGCTCGGGAGTTTGGAAACAGAGATCACACCACCATCATCGCCGGCGTGCAGCGTGTCGTGAAGATGTTGGGCAAAGAGCCACCGGAGAAGCTCAATAGCCTGGAACGGCTTTTGAAGGATCGGGAACTCAATGCCTCTGTGCACAGCGACTACAAGGCAGGATCTCCGCTTGAGGCCCTCGGGGTCAAGTTCGGGGTCTCGCCGCGCGCCATAACCGCTGTCATCAAGATCGAGAAATGGGAGCGCGACCGGCGCGACAGGAATAACACCTCTCGCTCAGCACGGGTCAACATGGCCGATCTGCGCCGCGATTGGGAGGCAGGCAACGGCGTCCGTCGGCTTGTCGCTTGGTATGGGCTCTCTGACCGCAGCATCCGGCGCTTGGCGAAGGAACACGGCTGGACGAGGAAGGGGCAGGAATGATCGACGAGCGCGTCATAGCCCTTTGCGAGGAGTTCGGAATCGAAGTGCTAGAAAGCACCTCATACCCGAAGCTCGGGCAGACGCGTGCTCATGGCACGATCCGGAACATGATCGACACCTTGGGCGAAGATCATGCCCGCATGGTTCTAATGACCTTGGCGGAGACCGCGAACAACAAGGCCCTGTTGGACGAGGTTGGGCTTTGGATGGCTTCTGACATGGTAAAGCGGTTTGCACCGGACATTGAGAAGAACGCTTCCCTATGGCTCGAGACGTGGGACCGGATGCCGATCGGGTTCCTACAGTCCAGAGCCCACGAGCTGAGAGGCGCGGTGAAGCCAAGATTTGCCTTGGGGGGCATGGTATATCTGATGCTGCGGCAGGTTTACGGGCAGCCCGAGCTAGTGGAGATCTGAGGATGACGCATGATGAAATCACTGAGCTTTTTATTCACGCGGCGGAAGTGGATCGCCGGCTGCCCGACACCGCGAGGCCAGCAAGGCTCAAGGCACAGGCATTGCCTTACCACCATGACGCCAAGGATATGAACGGCTGGGGAACCGAGCGCCTGGAGGAAGAGCGTCAGGCCTTCTGGGATGCTCGGTCGACGAGGCTGCAGGTGCAGGACGTCAACGACTGGGAGCGAGCAAACGATCTGATCGTCCACGTGAGCCGCGAGCGCGATCGCCGTTGCCTCTGGGCTTGGGCCAACTCAAAGGCGGGCGGCAAGTCCTTCAGCAAGTGGTGCCGAGACCTCGAACACATCCATCGGAACTACGGAAAAGAGTGCTGCGACCGTGCAATACATCAAATAAGCGAATATTTTATTCGAAACGCATCAATCGATGTGATGGGAGCCGTTCTAGCCACCTTGCATGAAACCCCTGAAATCAGCCATATTCCGGTCAACATAGACGAGCCACGGCACTTTGCATGGATGGCTCCGGGAGCCTTCGTAGCGGCAGCCGATCTAGAGGCGAGAGACTTTTCCTGGTCGGAAGCTCAGAACGAACGCCGCAGACAGCGAGAGGCAAAGCGGCGACAGGCCGCGTAGAGATCGGGAAGGCGGTGCGACCCGCCGATCTGCGAAGGAAGGGCTGCTCGATAGGGCAAAATGATCCTTGGCCTTCCCGACATCAACTCACGCACACAGTTCACAGCCCGCTCCGTAACTGGGGCGGGTTTTTCTATTGGAGAGCGAGATGACCCGCCCCATCCTCATCCTCGCCGCCATCGTCATAGGCGCGATCATCCTCGCTGCCTTCCTGTCCGGCTGCCAGTCATACCAGCCTCCCGGTGAGGGGATCTGGCGAGCGCTTTAATCACCAATTCAGCGGCCATACTCCAGCCTGCCCAACCAGCGACAGGCCACAAGACTTCGCTCATCCCTGAGAAGGACGCCGGGGCCGCACAAGGCACTTCGCCGGCGCAAGCGGGTAAGCTGGACATCCACCATCAAGAGGCAATCCGATGAAGAAGCCATCGCTCACCGCAGCGAAGCGGAAGACCGCGGCCGCAAAAGCAGCCAAGCCGAAGACAAAGCAGGAATGGGCCAAGGTCATCAAGACCGCCGAATCCGTCCTGAAGTCCGCAGGCATCAAGTCCTAAAGGAGACGACGACGTGGCAGGCAATCCAATTTCTCGGTCGTCGGTCGAATGGATCGGACCGGCAGCAAGCTCCTTCGACATCGCCCCGCACGCGACCAATACCTTCACGGCAACGCGCAAGATCATCTGCGCTGGCGCTGGAACGCTGGCATGCCGGTTTGCCAATGACACCGCAGACCGTTCGCTGACCCTTCTGGCAGGCGTCGAATACAATCTTTCGATCGTCGCCGTCCGGATTACCGGCACGTCGGCCACAGGCATCGTCGGGCTTTACTGACGACTTCCCCCAGCAACAGCAAACATAAAGGAAGCAGCACATGGCAGCCTTTCACTCTCTCTACGGCCGCAAGTTCGGCATCGAGCCAAAGTCCGGCGCTCTCGTCTCCGACCAGGGCACCAAGACGGCAACAGCATCCGGTACCGGCGGTACGGGCACGGCAACCCTGAACAAGACGCAGGGCAAGATCACGACCGGCGCTCTCACCACAGCAGCCGCCGCCACTCACGTCCTCACACTGACCAACAGCGCGATTGAGGCCGGCGATACGGTCCTGGTCACGGTTGGCAAGGGAACGGCCACCACGGGCACGCCGACGGTTGCTGACGTCACCCCAGGCGCTGGCTCTGTCGTCATCACCATCCAGAACATCCACGCCAGCGTAGCGGTCAACGGCACGCTGGTCATCGGCTTCCTCGTTCTGAAGCCGTAACCGAAACCGAAATCGGAAGGCTTGGAGGCAACAAGCTATGGCTCCCCCAAAGGGCAACAAGAACGCGCTCGGCAACAATGGCGGGCGCCCCAGCAAGTACGACCCTGCTTATTGCGCGAAGGTCGTCAAGCTCGGGAAGCAGGGCAAAAGCCTGACGCAGATCGCCGTGGCGCTCGATGTCGACAAGGCCACGCTCAACAACTGGGCCGACAAGCACATCGAGTTTTTCACCTCCCTTACGCGTGCGAAGCAATGTGAGCAGGCCTGGTGGGAGGATATGGGACAGAAAGGCCTTACCGCGGACAAGTTCAATTCCGCTGTGTGGGCCAAGTCGATGTCGGCCCGCTTCCGGGATGATTACACCGAGCGGAGAGAACTAGCAGGCGTCCCGGATCGTCCGATCGAGACTAAGGAAGTTAGCTCACGGCGCGATCTCGCTCGGGCAATTGCCTTCGCGCTCGCTCAAGGCCTGCAGGATAGCCACGAAGAATGACCGTAGCCGGCACGCTGGATGACATCCTGAGGCGCTTCGACGCTCTGCCGCAGGAACATCAGGAGAAGATCCTTGCGGACACTCACGCGGCTGTTGATGGCAAGCGCAAGCTGCCTAACCCGGGCCCGCAGACCGATGCCTACTTCTCGCTCGCTGATGAAATGTTCTATGGCGGTGGCGCTGGTGGTGGAAAGAGCTTCCTAGTCTGCCTGCTGGCGATCAATGAGCACAAGTATTCACTGATCCTTCGGCGCATCTCGAAGAACCTGAAGGGTATCAAGCGCGAAATTCAGGGCATCCTTGGTACATCGGATGGGTTCAACAGCCAGGACGGCATATGGCGGCATCCGAACGGCGTCATCGATCTCGGCCACTGCGAGCACGAGGCGGACAAGGAGAACTATCAGGGCGTTCCGCACGACCTGAAGGCCTTCGACGAAATCACGCAGTTCTCGGAGAGCCAGTACACCTACATCATCGGCTGGAACCGCTCGGCTGATCCGAACCAACGCTGCAGGGTGATTGCCACCGGCAACCCGCCGACGACGTCAGAAGGCCAATGGGTAATCAAGCGGTGGGCTCCATGGCTCGACCCGAACCATCCGAACAAGGCCAAGCCCGGTGAACTGCGCTGGTACACGACCGTCAACGGAGAAGATGTCGAGGTCACGCCCGACTATCTGGGCCCGAAAGGTGAGAAGCCACGGTCGCGAACATTCATTCCGGCACTGCTTGAGGACAATCCAGACCTCGCAGACACCGGATATGCATCGGTCATCGAGGCCATGCCGGAGCCGCTGCGCACGATGATGCGTGAAGGCAGGTTCGATGTGGCCGCCTCTGATGCTGCATTCCAGGTCATCCCGACGCAGTGGATCTTGCAGGCACAGGCTCGCTGGACACCACGGCCCCCTGATCGGCTTGGAATGACCATACTAAGCCATGACGTGGCGCTTGGCGGTGGCGATGCCAACACATACGCCCGCAGACACGGTCACTGGTTCGATGAAGTGATCTCGGACAAGATGAAGGGCGCTGTCGATCCGATCGATCTGGCGGCCCGCACTGTGGCGCTGATGCGCGATGGGTGCGACGTCGTGATCGATATGGGCGGCGGCTATGGCTCGGGCGTCTTCTCGCACCTGAAGCACAACGTCGCGGGTATCCGCCTCCATGCCCATAACGGCTCATCGGAGAGCAGCAAGCGCACGAGAGACGGCAAGCTCAAATTCGCCAACAAGCGGTCTGAGGTGCATTGGCGCTTCAGGGAAGCATTGGAACCGAACCTCGGGGAGCCCGTCGCTCTGCCGCCTGATCCTGAATTGCTGGCCGATCTCGCCGCTCCGACGTGGAAGCTCACGCCGCGCGGCATCCTGATCGAGCCAAAGCTCGACATCAAGAAGCGGCTTGGGCGTTCCCCGGACAAAGGGGATGCCGTCGTCAATGCATGGGCGTACGGCGAAAGCTCGGTCGAACTTCGCATCCGAACACATCAGGCGTCTGGCAACCGACCCAAGGTCAACCTCGGCCACGCAAACATGAAGAAAAGGAGATAGCCCATGGGCAAGCTGTTCGGCGGAGGTGGCTCTACCACCACTACGACGACACCGACGCCTGAGACGCGGATGCCCGATGAGGAAGATCCGTCGATCAAGGAAGCGCGCCGCAAGGCAGCAGTAGACGCTCAGGCGCGTTCCGGTCGTGCTGCGACCGTTCTCACCTCTGCGGCCTCGCGCGCGTCCAGAGCCTCCTCTGGGGCAGGGACGACGTCTTACACAAATAGCCTTCTTGGCCAGGCAGGTTGATCTTGGAAGATAGCCGCGCAAAGGAGCTTTGCCGCATCGGCGCGGCGCTGTTCAGCAAGAAGCAGCCATGGGATAGCCTGTGCCAGGATATCGCCGAGAACTACTACCCGCTGCGCACGGACTTCACGCGTGAGCTTTCCCTCGGGGACGATTTCACGACGAACCTGATGGAAAGCTATCCGGTTCAGGCTCGCGAGACGCTCGGCAATGCGCCATCGGCCATGCTTCGTCAAGGCGACTGGTTTGAGGTGAAGACCGGACGGGAAGAGATCGACGAGGATCCGGCCGCCGCGCGCTGGCTGGAATATGCCACGAAGCGTTATCGCAGACTGGTCTATGATCGTCGCGCCAACTTCACGGCCGCCACGATCGAGGTCGATCACGACTGGGTAGCATTCGGCAATGGCGTGATTTCGGTCGAGGAATCACCAACCCGCGATCACATGCTGTTCAGGGCATGGCATCCCCGCGACTGCGCATGGATGCTGAACGAGGTCGGCAAGGTCGATGCGCTCCATCGTAAGATGAAGAAGACGGCGCGGAACCTGAAGAAGCTCTACGGTGACAAGGTACATGCCGATATCAAGAAGGCTTGCGAGACGGATCCGTCAAAGGAATTCAACGTCCGCCATATCCTGATGCCGGTCGACGACATCTATGGCGACGATAAGGCCAAGCGCCGCCAGTACAAGAAGACGCCGTTCATCTCGCTCTATGTGGATCTAGACCACGAGCAGATCCTCGGTGAGGCTGGCCTGCCGGTATTCAGCTACGTGGTCCCTCGCTGGCGCACGCTGGCGAACATCCCGCAAGGTTTCTCGCCGGCGACGATCAACTCTTTGCCCGATGGCCGCATGATCCAGTCGATGGCCCGCATCATCCTCGAGCAGGGTGAAAAGGCCGTGGACCCGCCGACGGTCGCCAGAGGCGAGATGTTCCGCGATGCGGTCAACATGTATGCCGGCGGCATGACGTACGTGGACATCGACGACGATGCCGATATCCGCAAGCTGTTCCAGACCATCGAGACCGGCAACGTATCGATCGGCATGGACATGAAGAAGGACGTTCGCGAGATGATCGCCGAAGCGTTCCTGTTGAACAAGCTGTTCCTGCCGGATACCCGCGAGATGACGGCCTATGAGACGCAGCAGCGCATTGCGGAGTTCCGCCGTGCTGCCCTGCCGTTCTTCGGCCCGATCGAGAGCGAGTACCATTTGCCGCTGCTCGATACCGGCTTCCAGCTTGCTTTGCACAACCGGCACTTCGACGTCGGTGAGATCCCGGAACTGCTTGACGGCGAGGAGACCACCTTCTCCTTCGAAAGCCCGCTGAACACGGCTGAAGGCCGCCAGCTCGTCGCATCCTTCCAGGAGAGCGTTCAGATTCTCGCCGGCGCTTCGCAGTTCGACAAGTCGATCCCGTCGACCATGGACTTCAAGAAGATGACGAAGGACGCGGTTAAAGGCACAGGCGCTCCCGCTGACTGGTTTGCCGACGAGGAGGCTGTGCAGAGTGCGGAAGAACAAGAGACCGCTGTGGATGGCCTCACGCAGGCCGCTGCTGCGCTTCGTGAAGGGGCTGGAGTGGCGACCGATGTAGCAGGCGCCAGCGTGGCCCTGCAGCAAGCAGGCTTGGCTTAACCAACCGACATAGGAGGCAACTATGTCCATTTCGAAAGTGAAGGTCGACGAGCGGCATGAAAAGCTCATGCTCGCGATCGGCGACACCATCCAGAAATTCACGCAGCAGTATCCGATGTCTCACGAGATGATCGTCGGATGCCTGGCATTCACGACTGGTGCGGCAATCGGACAGGGCAAGACCAGAGGCGATCGCTTCCAGCTTCGCAAGATGGCCGATGCTAACGTTGACTACGGCACACAAGCGATCACCGGTAGTGCGGCATCGAGCCGTCTTATTCTGCCGGATCATGTCGCATGACCCCGAAACCAGCCGCTTATGACAAGGAAGTGCTCTACGCCTTCCGCGCGCTCTTCGATGGCAAGGCGAACGACGGGCAGCAGAAGCGGGCGCTTGAATGGCTGCTCTTCAATGCCTGCCACGTCGGGCAACTGAGCTTTGCTGCCACGGAGCGGGAAAGCGCCTTCAGCGAGGGAGAGCGCCACATCGGTCTCCAGATCGCTCGCATGAGAGAGCCGGACGCCCTGAAGCTGATCGAGGGCAAGTCACGCGCCGAGAAGATGGCGGCGGCCATGAAGAAACCTGAGGCAGGCCGCAAGGCCGGTGAATGAGGCAAACATGACTGAGGCAACAGCAGACATCAAAGAGGTCGTGGATGACACGGCGAAGACGGATACACAGAACAACGATGCTGGTGGCACTGACAAGGGCGCTGTCGACGATAAGGCGAAGGGAACCACCGATACCGGCGCGGTAGACAAGACCGCCGACGCCGATGCCGGGAAGACGGACACGACGACCGACAAGGGCGACGGCAAGTCCGATGAAGATAAGGGCTCGGCTCTTCCTGACAATTGGCGCGAGCTAGCCTCCGGTGACAACGAGGACCAGCTCAAGCTCCTGAAGCGCTACGGCTCCCTGAATGGCGTCGTGAAGGCCCTGCAGGAAGCGCAGAACACCATTCGCTCTGGCAAGATCAAGCGCGATATGCCTGATCCCAAGGATGAGAAGGCCATGGCCGAGTGGCGGAAAGAGCAGGGGATTCCGGATAAGCCGGAAGGCTACGTCTTGCCCGAGCCTGTCACCAAGCGCTTGGTCGATGCCGACAAGCCGGTCCTGTCGAGCTTCACCGAGTTCGCCCATACCAAGAACGCGCCACCGGCTTTCGTCGAGATGGCCGCTGAATGGTATGTCGACATGTCGGAGAGGGCCGCAGAAGCACAGGGCCAAGCCGATACCAAGGCCAGTGAAGAGGCAGAGGACGCCCTTCGCGATGCCTGGTCCCGCGACGAGTACAAGGGCAACCTGACGCTCGCCAAGCGCTTCATGTCATCCGCCGGCGATATCGGCGATACATGGACGGAAGCCAGATTGCCAGACGGACGACGCCTCGGTGACATCCCGAGCTTCGTCCAATGGGCATCGGATCAGGGCCGCAACTCCTTCGGAGATGTCGTCTTCTCGTCCAGCGATGCGGAAAGCAAGCATAGCAGCCGTCGCGCCGAGATCGAGAAGATCCGCGACACCGACTTCGAAAGATATGAGCGCGACTACGCCGCTGAATATCGCCAGATCCTCGAAAAGGACTTGGCGCGCGGCAAGCGATGAACACCCATTCCCTGACATCAGGTCAGTGAACGTCCCGCCTTCGAGCGGGCTTTTTATTGCCAACACGATGGCCACCCCGGCAACGGCCCCTGAGTGACGGCTCCCAGACATCGCCAAGCGTGAAAGCCCCGGATAACAGCGGCCACCCCGGAAACGGCCCCGCATGTTCTCCGGCCACCCTCGATTGCTCCGGCTCCAACCCCCTCAACAAGTCTTTGAAAGGATGAGACCATGGCTATTGAAGCTGCAGTGGTCCAGTACAAGAAAGACTTCGTTCCGGCGTTTGAGCAGAAACAGTCCCTGCTCAAGCTGACCACGACGAAGGAAACCGTGATCAACGGCAACCAGGCGACCTTCCTTGTCTCCGGTTCTGGCGGCGATACCGCTGTCACCCGCGGCACGAACGGTCAGATCCCCTACGGCAACCCGACGAACAACCAGAGCACTGCAACGCTGGTTGAGAAGCACGCTCCTTACGAGCTGACCGGCTTCAACGTCTTCGCGTCGCAGGGCAATCAGGTCACGGTCATGCGCAATGCATCGATCGCTGTCATCAATCGTGACATCGACCTGACCATCCTGGCAGAGCTTGCCAATGCGACCAACGACTTCCCGTCGACGGCGCAGACCGCAACGCTCAACATGGTCACCGGCGCCCAGGCGATCCTCGGCAACAATGACGTCGACGTCGAAGACGAAGACAACATGTTCGCCATCATCTCCCCGGCCTTCCGTGGCTACCTGCTGCAGACGACGGAATTCGCCTCTGGCGACTATGTCGAGCAGAAGCCGCTCAATGGTCCGGCCCGCAAGATGTTCCGCTGGGCAGGTATCAACTGGATCGTTTCCAGCCGCCTAACCGGTCTCGGGACGTCCTCTGAGCTTTGCTACATGTATCATCGCAATGCCATCGGCTACGCGATCAACGTGGGCGAAGAAAAGGTGTTCGCCGGGTTTGACGAAAAGCAGGGCCTATCCTGGTCCCGTGCCGAAGTCTTCCACGGCGCCAAGCTCCTCCAGAACAACGGCATCGTGAAGATGACTCACGACGGCTCCGCGTTCGTTGCCACGTAAGGAGATCTGAACATGGCATACGTTCCTGACAACCTTGCACTCCTCGATACCCAGGTCGGCGGCTATCAGCCGCGCGTCTGGCGTTACACGACCGCTGCCGATGCCGACGCAACCATCGTCGGCGCCGGCTACTTCTCGGACGGCTATGCGAAGGGCATGCGCGTGGGCGACCTCGTGCACGTCATCGCCACGACCGGCCCGAAGTACAAGCTGTATCAGTGCACGGCGTCCAGCGCCTCCACGGGCCTGGCTACCGTAGCGGCTCCGACCGCTATCACCTGATGCCATCATCGCGACTTCGGTCGCGGTGTTGCCTCCATCGCTGACCGGATACGGGCGGCGGCGCTCTCCATGCTGCCGCTCGTTCTCGGTTTCGCTGGATCTTTGTTTTCACCCATGAACTGAGGCAATCATGAAAACCCTTCATCCTACGAAGATGCGGAACGCCGCCGAGTATGTCCGCACGCAGCATCATGTTGTTGTCGATCCGGATCATTCTCTCGAAGACGTCACGACGCCCGGTTACTGGGCTCACCATGTCGATCGGCTTCGCGTCCACGACCTGATCGACGTCATCGGAGAGCGCTTCGATGTGACTCTGCGCGTTACCGACAAGGGCAACGGCTTCGTTGAAACCCGCGTGCTGCGCAAGTGGTTGTCGGAAGAGCCTGCGGCCAAGCTGACCGACGAGGAAAAGGCCAAGATCGAGGCAAGCATTCCTGACGGCTATGTCATCGACCACACCCCAAAGACTGGCTGGCGTGCCCGTCTGAAGGATGGCGGTGTCGAGATCAGCCGTAACCACAAGTCCAAGGTCGATGCCATCCAGGCGGCTCTCAATCACGCCGCTCGGGCTCAGGGCATTGCGGCGTGAAGACTGGCGTCGTCTGGTGCAACAGCGGGTGGCAGCCGGTCGCAATCGGCTTCTGCCCAGATGAAGCATCATGGAACCGCGAGATGAAGCGGGTCAACGGTACCGCTCCATACCCGGAAGTTCCGAATGCAGGCGGCCACACACAGTGGCTTCGCAACGACACGACTGGCGAGGCGATCATTCTGGTCTGCGTCCATATAGGCGCCGAGCGCGATGCTCTCGAAGTCATCATGACAATTGTCCATGAAGCCGTTCATGTCTGGCAGTTCCTTTGCGACCACATCGGCGAGAAGGCACCAGGCATCGAAATGGAGGCCTACGGCATCGAGAACATCGCTCGGGGACTGATCGATGCTTACACATCAACGCGCGGGAAGGGCAAGAAATGGCCGATAGATTGAGCATCTACCGCGGCGCCCTGCGTCTCCTCGGGCCATCCAACCTTGCGTCTTTGACCGAGGACCGGCCCGAGAAGCGTTCTCTGGATGGCGCATGGCAGGATTCGGTCAACTACATGCTCGAGCAGGGCTTGTGGAACTTTGCCATTCGCACAGTC